GTCAAGCATACAAAACTGCTGATGAAGCTTGCTCAAATATACTTACTGTCTATGAAGGAATGTCAGAATGTGAGCAGAGAGCCTTTGATATTGGAGAGGTGTACGGAAAAATATGCAGCACAAGGGATAAGCTTGAAAATATGAGAGGAGAGAACTAAAATGTCAGTAAAAATAAACTCACTTGAATTTGAGAACGTAAAGAAGATAAAAGCCGTACAGCTTGAGCCTGCAAAGAATGGGCTTACTGTTATCGGCGGTAAGAACAGGCAGGGCAAGACCTCTGTGCTTGACGCTATCGCTTGGGCGCTTGGCGGTGACAAGTATAAGCCGTCCTCTCCTCAGCGTGAGGGGGCTGTTGTCGAACCGCATTTGAAGATCACTCTCAACAATGGAATCGTAGTGGAGCGTTCGGGCAAGAACAGCTCCCTCAAAGTCACCGACAGCACAGGCAAAAAAGGCGGTCAACAGCTTTTGAACAGCTTCGTTGAGCAGTTCGCACTTGACCTGCCACGATTTCTTACACAGTCAAGCAAGGAAAAAGCTTCAACTCTGCTGAAAATAATCGGCGTGGGCGATACGCTCTATCAGCTTGAGCATAAGGAACATTCACTCTATGACCAGCGTACCGCTATCGGCAGGATAGCTGACCAGAAGTCTAAGTTCGCAAAGGAAATGCCCGTGTACGCAAACGTCCCTGCCGAGCCTGTTTCGGCTTCGGAGCTTATCAGACAGCAGCAGGATATACTTGCTCGCAACGGCGAAAATCAGCGTAAGCGTGACCAGAAAGAATACTACGAAAAGCAGTTGGAGCTTGCTAAGTCCGCCTATGAACGTGCAAAAGCAAGCTATGAAGCGGCAGTGAACAACTTCAAGCTTGCAAGCCTTGACGCACAAGACCTTGTGGACGAAAGCACAGAGGAGCTTGAAAAGAACATCTCGGAAATCGAGGAGCTGAACAAGAAGATAAGAGCAAACCTCGACAGAGAGAAAGCTGAGATAGACGCCGAGGATTACCGTTCACAGTATACATATCTCACTGAGCAGATAGACGGCGTAAGGCAGGCTAAAACAGACCTGCTAGGCAGTGCCGACCTGCCCCTTGAGGGTCTTTCCGTTGAGGACGGAGAGCTGCTGTATAACGGGCATAAGTGGGACAGTATAAGCGGTGCTGAACAGCTTATCGTCGCTACCTCTATCGTGAGAAAGCTCAACCCTGACTGCGGTTTTGTCCTGCTGGACAAGCTTGAACAAATGGATACCGACACCCTTGATGACTTCGGCAAGTGGCTTGAAGCACAGGGCTTGCAGGCGATAGCAACGAGAGTTTCCACAGGTGACGAGTGCAGTATCATTATCGAGGACGGCAGGTCAATGGACAATGATAAGGAAGAAAACACAGAAACAAAAACTTGGAAAGCAGGTGCATTTTAATGTATGAGATAACATCAGGAGTTGTAAGCTCCGCACAGAAAGTCGTGATATATGGTCCTGAGGGCATAGGCAAATCCACCTTTGCGGCTCAGTTCCCCGACCCTGTATTTATTGATACAGAGGGCAGCACAAAGAAGCTGAACATCAGACGTTTTCCTAAGCCAACAAGCTGGGAAATGCTCAAAAATGAGGTAAAGGAGGCTATGAACGGCAGGCTCTGTAAGACCCTTGTCATTGATACATTTGATTGGGCTGAACAGCTTTGCATTGAAACTATCTGCTCGGCACATCAGAAGAAAGGCATTGAAGATTTCGGCTACGGCAATGGCTACGTCTACGAGAAAGAGGAGATAGGCAAGTTCCTTAATCTCTTGCAGGAGGTAGTTGACAGCGGTATCAACGTTGTGCTTACGGCTCACGCTCAGATGAGAAAGTTTGAACAGCCTGACGAGCTGGGGGCTTATGACCGTTGGGAGTTAAAGCTCGGCAAGAAAACTTCTTCTCAGATATCGCCTCTTGTGAAAGAGTGGGCAGATATGGTGCTGTTTGCAAACTACAAAACATATGCAGTAGCTGTGGATAAGGACGGCAAGAAGTTTAAGGCTCAGGGCGGCGACCGTGTTATGTACACCACTCATCACCCTTGCTGGGATGCTAAAAATCGTGACGGACTTCCGCCTGAAATGCCTTTTGAGTATAGTGGTATAGCTCATCTGTTTGTGTATACACAGCCTGCTGAAATGCCTAAGCCTGTGCCTGCACCGACAGCTCAGACAGCCACACAAAAGTCGGACGAGCCCCTTACTGATCTCAGCGGCTTTGAGGACGTTGCACCGCCGCCTATCGTTATCCCTGATGGCATACCGAAAGCACTTGCAGACCTTATGAGAGCCAACAACGTAAGCGAATCGGATATACGTCTTGTGGTATCTCAGAGAAACTATTTCCCTTATGATACCCCTATTACAAACTATCCTGACGACTTCGTGCAGGGCTGTCTGATAGGCGCTTGGGAGCAAATGCTGCCGCTTATCAGAGAAAATCAGAAAGTACCATTTTAAAAGGAGGACAACACTATGGATAATTTTATGGAATACGGCTGGGAAGATGAGATAGTGAACGAGGGTGGGGACTTTGTCCTGCTCCCTGAGGGGGACTATGACTTCACCGTTGCAAAGTACGAACGTGCAAGACACGAGGGGTCGGCAAAAGTGCCGCCCTGCAATATGGCTAAGGTCACATTCACCATTTGGGGTGCAGAGGACAGCGTGGAGATAACAGAGAACTTCTTCCTTTGCAACAAGTTTGAGTGGAAGCTCTCAGCACTTTTCCTGGCTCTCGGCTTGAAAAAGCATGGCGAGCCGCTGAAAATGAACTGGAACGCTATCACAGGCAAAAAGGGCAAGTGTCACGTCTACGTTGACAACTACAAGAACAAGGACGGCGAGGACAGGCAGTGCAACAAGATAAAGAAACTCTATGCCTATGACGAGAATGTGACTACCGTTCAGCCTGTTCAGACGCAGACACCACAGTATAGCCAGCCTGCTCAGACAGGTGGCTGGAAAGCCGGTGCGTTCTGATGATGAATTTAAGACCATATCAAAACGAGGCTAAGCTTGCTATACTCGAACAATGGTCTGAGGGAATAAACAAAGTCCTTGCAGTTCTGCCCACAGGAACGGGAAAGACAATACTTTTCTCGGCTGTTACGGAAGAATGTGTGCGGCAGGGTAAGCGTGTGCTTATCCTTGCCCACAGGGGCGAGCTGCTCGACCAGGCGGCGGACAAGCTTATGAAGTCAACAGGGCTTGGCTGTGCCACCGAAAAAGCAGAGCAAAGCTGTTTAGGCTCTTGGTATCGTGTAGTAGTAGGCTCAGTTCAGACCCTTATGCGAGAGAAAAGGCTCAAAGGCTTTTCGGAAAATTACTTCGATACCATTATCATTGACGAGGCTCATCACGCTATCTCAGACGGCTATCAGAGAGTGCTTGACCATTTTCCTGAAGCTCAGGTACTCGGGGTGACGGCTACACCTGACAGGGGCGACATGAAGAACTTAGGCTCGGTGTTCGACAGCCTTGCATATGAATACACACTGCCGCAGGCTATCAAAGAGGGCTATCTTTCACCTATCAAGGCTATAACCATACCGCTGAAACTTGACCTTTCAGGAGTATCAACTCAGGCAGGAGATTTCAAGGCAAGCGACATAGACACGGCACTTGACCCATATCTTTATCAGATAGCTGATGAAATGCTCAAATACTGTAAGGAACGCAAGACAGTTGTGTTCCTGCCGCTTGTCAAGACCTCTCAGAAGTTCCGTGATATCCTTATCAGCAAAGGGTTCAATGCCGCTGAGGTCAACGGAGAAAGCACAGACAGAGCGGAGATACTTGAAGCTTTCGACAAGGGCGAATACAATGTGCTGTGCAACTCAATGCTCCTCACAGAGGGGTGGGACTGTCCGTCAGTTGACTGCGTTATCGTACTAAGACCAACAAAAGTGCGTGGGCTTTACTGTCAAATGGTAGGCAGAGGCACAAGACTTTGCGAGGGAAAGACAGAGCTTTTACTGCTTGATTTTCTGTGGCACACAGAACGCCACGAGCTTTGCAGGCCTGCACACCTTATCTGTCAGAATGAAGAGGTCGCTGAGAAAATGACCGAAAACCTTGCCAATGAGGCAGGCTGTGCAGTAGATATCGAAGAGGCAGAAAAACAGGCAAGCGAGGACGTTGTGGCACAGCGTGAAGAGTCTTTGGCAAAGCAGCTCAAAGAAATGAAAACACGCAAGCTAAAGCTCGTTGACCCTTTGCAGTATGAAATGTCAATACAGGCTGAGGACTTGTCCTCATATGTTCCTGCTTTTGGCTGGGAGTGTGCTCCTGCTACCGACAAACAGAAAGCAAAGCTTGAAAAGCTGGGCATTTTCCCTGACGATATAGACAACGCAGGCAAGGCAAAGCTTATCCTTGACCGACTTGAAAAGCGCCGCAATGCAGGACTTACCACACCAAAGCAGATAAGGCTGCTTGAAAGCAAAGGTTTTGAACACGTCGGCTCATGGAGCTTTGACAGCGCAAGCAGTATGATAGCCCGTATCTCTGCCAATGGTTGGAGAGTGCCGAGAGATATCGACCCGAAAACATACACACCTGAGAACTAAGGAGAAGTGAATGGATAACACAAATTTGCTTAAAATGCTTGAATACATAGACCCTGCAAACTGCGATTATCAGGAATGGGTCAACGTGGGAATGGCTCTCAAGCACGAGGGCTATTCCGTGAACGACTGGGACAGTTGGTCGAGGTCAGACAGCCGTTATCACAGCGGTGAGTGCGAACGCAAATGGCAGAGCTTTAACGGCAATGCTCAGCCTGTGACCGCAGGAACTATCGTGCAAATGGCTAAGGAACGTGGATACAGCCCCAGAGAGTTTCAAGCATATGACTGGGACGGCGAGATAGTTGCAGAAGAAAGCAGTCCCCTTGTAAACGGCGGTGAGGGCATACCGATCACCGAGCCTGCCCAATGGGATCCTGTCAAGGAGATAGTCACCTATCTTGAAACACTCTTTGAGGCAGGAGAGAACGTGGGCTATGTTACGCAAACGTGGGAAACAGAAAAGGACGGCAAGACCAAGTATCTGCCCACAAAAGGGTGCTGTGACAGGACGGCAGGGGAACTTATCAAGAGGCTTGGCGAATGTAACGGCGACATTGGTGCGGTATTTGGCGACTACAAGGAAGAGGCAGGAGCGTGGATCCGCTTCAATCCTCTTGACGGCAAGGGCGTAAAGAACGAGAATGTAACAGACTACCGCTATGCTCTTGTTGAAAGCGACAGTATGCCAATAGAACAGCAGAATGCTGTGATGAGAGAGCTTGAACTTCCTATCGCTGTGCTTGTATACAGCGGTGGAAAGAGCGTTCACGCTATCGTCAAGATAGACGCTCCCAACTATGAGGAATACCGCAGGCGTGTTGATTTTCTTTACAAGGTCTGCAAGGAAAGTGGCCTTGACATAGATAAACAAAACCGCAATCCCTCACGTCTTAGCCGTATGCCGGGTGTAATGAGAAACGGCAAGAAACAGTTCATCATTGACAAGAACATAGGCAAAGAAAGCTTTTCAGAATGGAAAGATTACATAGAAAGTATCAATGATGATCTCCCCGACCCTGAGAGCCTGAGTGCTGAGTGGGATAACCTGCCTGAGCTTGCTCCGCCACTTATTGACGGTGTTCTCAGACAGGGTCACAAAATGCTCGTTGCAGGCCCGTCAAAGGCAGGCAAGTCTTATGCACTTATCGAAATGTGCGTGGCGATAGCTGAGGGGGTAAAGTGGTTTGGCTGGCAATGCACCAAAGGAAAGATACTATACGTCAACCTAGAGCTTGACAGAGCATCTTGTCTGCACCGTTTCAAGGACGTGTACACCGCAATGCACCTAGAACCTGAAAACCTCAACAGCATAGACATATGGAATCTGAGAGGTCACAGCGTACCAATGGACAAGCTTGCACCAAAGCTTATACGCCGAGCAAGCAAGAAGAATTACATTGCCGTGATAATAGACCCTATCTACAAGGTCATAACAGGCGATGAGAACTCAGCAGACCAAATGGCACACTTTTGCAACCAGTTTGACAAGGTATGCACAGAGCTTGGCTGTGCGGTCATATACTGCCACCACCACTCAAAGGGTTCACAGGGCGGTAAGCGTTCAATGGACAGAGCCAGCGGTTCAGGAGTATTCGCCCGTGACCCTGACGCACTTCTTGACCTTTCAGAGCTTGACATCTCAGACAGCCTTTACAAACAGCAGGAGGACGAAACTGTTTGCCGTATCTGTGAGAACTGGATGAGGAGATTTTACAGAAATACTGATGATCTTTGTTCACAGGACGATCTTGTTACGCCGTCAAAAATGCTGGAGATAACACACAAGTACCTGCATCCGAATTCATACAAGCTTATGATGGCCGACATAGACAAGGCTAAGCTTGCAGTAAGAAACCGCACTGCATGGCGTATAGAGGGTACTCTGAGAGAGTTCCCGAAGTTTGCTCCCCTCGATATGTGGTTTGATTATCCTGTTCACAGAGAGGATACTGTGGGCGTGCTTAAAGACTGCGAGGTAGAGGACATCTCACCGAATTGGAAGAAAAATTTCAGCAAGAAGAAGACCAATGAAGACCGCAGTAAGGAACGCAAGGAGAGCATTGAAACAGCTTTCAGCGGTGTGCAGGAGAACGGCAAGTGCCGCATTTCTGAGCTGGCGGAGTACATAGGAAAGGGTGAAAAGACAGTGCGTTCATACCTCAAAGAGCATGGTGGTTTCTGGATAGATGGCGGCGAATGCGGCTTAAAGAAGTGAGGGAAAGAAAGGAAAAAGTCGAGAAAATTTACTTTGAAACGGAAAGGAAAAAATCGAGTAAGTGTAAGGAAAATATCGGTGTTTTCCCTTAGGAAGAAAATATCGACAAAATACCGACTTTTTCCCGAGGGAAGAAAAAGTATATTATTACATAATATATATTTTCGGGCATAAGCCGCCCGAAAATCTATTCTGAAATAATAAGGCGGCTAGCACACCGACCGCACGAGAGGAGCAGATAACAATGACTGAATTTTTTATGGCGATGATACCGCCAACGGCTACGGCACAGGAACACAAGGTGGCAGTGAGAAACGGCAAGCCGATATTTTATGACCCACCCGATGTCAAGGCGGCAAAAGAAAAGCTCACGGCAAACCTAGCAAGGCACAGACCGCCTGAGAAATACATCTGTGGGATAAGGCTGATAACAAAGTGGCTGTTTCCTAATGACGGCAAGCACAAGGACGGAGAGTACAAGACCAGCAAGCCTGACACAGACAACCTGCAAAAGATGTTCAAGGACTGCATGACAAAGCTTGACTTTTGGTCGGACGACCAGCTTGTGGCAAGTGAGATATGTGAGAAGTTTTGGGCGGACATACCTGGCATTTATGTGAGGATAGAGGAGCTATGACGATACACGAAGTAAAGAAAAGTCTTGGACGCAGGGTGAGCTACAACGGCTCTGACTGCTACGAACTGACAGGGTGCATTATCCGCAAGAGCAGTAAGACAGGTCAGTTCTTCTATCAGGCAGAGATCGCTGACAAGACTTGTGGCAATACGTTGGTGTATTGTAGGCTGGAAGAGTTGAGGTGTGAGGAGGCAAAAGAATGAAAACACATGATCTGAAACTTAGCATAGACTTTTGTGACGCTGTTCTGAGCGGTGAGAAAACTTTCGAGGTCAGAAAGAATGACAGAGGTTTTCAGACGGGAGATCTGATAAGATTTATACCGACTGACGGAACGTCTTATCGTAACTCAGACGGCACAGTAAGAGAACACGCAAAACATGAGATATCAGGAACTTATACCCTCATATGTTGTGCTAGAAATAAGGGAGGAATAAGAATGAAACGTTTAGAGTTAGAAAAATATTTAGGTCAGAAAGTTGAGATAAAACTTTCTAACGGTGATATCTTAAAGGGGGTCCTGCATAAGACAGGCGAAGAACAATTCAAGGATAACCTTAACTTGTACTTACCTCAAAAACGTTATTTTATGACTGATGATGTTGGGTCTTGCGTAAGTTGTATGTTTAGAAGTTCCCACGTTGTTTTAATTAGGGAGATAAGCGATGTCAGATTGGAGGTATAACATATGGCAAGATACATCGATGCTGTTAATGCAGCAGAAATCATAAGCGATAAGCTAGGCATTGCACTGTCTGAACTGGTAGATGTAATGGCAACAGTGCCTACCGCAGACGTGCGGGAGGTCAAACACGGGTATTGGAAATTTCACAAACGAACAAAGCTCGTGCCAAGCAACAAGGTTAGCATAAAAGAAGAATACACTAATGGTCATGATTGTACTGTCGTTGACAATACAAATGTCAACAAAAAAATCATGATTATGAAAAAACGTATAACATTAAAAATTCCTATATGTTCGGTCTGCGGTTGGTGCGGACATGATGAATGTGATACAACGCTATACTGCCCTAACTGCGGAGCTAGAATGGACGGTGTTGCTAATGGCTGACCCAATGACCATGTCACGCCTGAAAGCTTACCGCAGGAATGCCTCAGCCATTGAGGACATCAAGGCAGAGCTTTCAGGCAAGTACGTTGCCGACAGTATCAGCGTATGCACTCCGCCGTCTTACACACCACACAGCACACGCATAGACGGCTTTCTGCCAAGTGGCGATACACTTTCACTGCTGTGTGAGCAGGCACGGCTAGAGCGTGAGCAGAGGGCTGTTGAGGAGTTTATCAAGGGAATAGAGGACTATCAGACACGGCGAATGTTCGTGCTGAAATTCATCAAGGGTAAGACGTACTTGCAGATAGCTATGCAGGAGAGCGGTGGGAGAATGTCGGAGAGCTGTATCAAAATGCGTATACAAAGATATTTGCAAAAAACATGATAAATGTGACGTTTGTGACTTTTCACTATGTTATAATTTAAACTGAGGAAAGTGTAGATGTACCTCAGACTTGTACTTTCATTGAAGTCGCCTCCAATTTTCTAAGCCCCATAAGGGGCTATACAGAACGTGAGTGCATGAGCTTGCGTTCTGTTCCATACGGTCAGTTGGTTTTCCGACAAAGCCAACAACATAATGTTTGAACCGCCGCCAAGCTTTCGGGCTTCGGGCGGTGTATGCAGGTCGAGAGCGAGCCAGCTCAACATCTGCTCCACCATTTACAAAACTCCTTAAAATATTTTCACAAGGGCGGCTGCATTTTGCGGTCGCTTTTGCGTTGAGAAGGTGACCTTATGCCAATACCAAGACCAGACCGAAGCGGTTCACATCAACAGCAGTTTCGTATCAACAAGAAAAAGATATATGCTACCCAAACAGTCTGCGGTATCTGTGGAAAACCTGTTGATTTTTCATTGAAATATCCGCACCCACTGTCAGCTTGCATAGATCATATCATACCTATCGCAAAAGGCGGTCATCCTTCGGACATTTCAAACTTGCAGTTGGCACATTGGTGTTGTAATCGCCAGAAATCTGACAAATTGGTGGAAAAACAGGTGTTTGACCAGTCTCTTGACCTGATTTCCAACCGAATTTTACCACAATGTTACGATTGGAAGAACTTTTAACAAATTATTAACAATATGGGGGGTATGCCCCCTTTTGAGGTCAAAAAAGACCTTCACCGCCGCACTGCTTATATTTCTCGCAGGATTGAAATAACTGGAAAGGATATACAAGATGAGCGAATACAAAGGCATGGCATATTTGAAAAAGAAGCTCTCCTCAAAGGCTTCGAGGGTCAATGTGCGCTATGACTACTATCACATGAAGAACGGCCTTACTGACATGGGTAAAATGATACCACCAAGCTATAACTGGATGCGTCCTGTGCTAGGCTGGTGTGCAAAGGCTGTTGATACCCTTGCGGACAGAATAGTATTTGACAGTTTCGAAGACAACACTTTCTACGTCAACGAGATATTTGACAACAATAATCGTGACGTGTTCTTTGATTCTGCTATTCTCTCAGCATTGGTGTCCTCCTGCTGTTTTGTGTATATTTCGGCTGATGAAACAGGCTATCCACGCTTGCAGGTCATTGATGGCAGTAACGCTACTGGCATTATCGACCCTATCACGAATATGCTCCGAGAGGGCTATGCAGTGCTTGATAGGGATAACAATTTCAACCCCACCATTGAAGCCTACTTCACCGCCGAACAGACAGAGATATATCGCAGAGGCTATGATGTTGAGATCTATGACAATCCTGCGCCTTATCCCCTGCTTGTGCCTATCATATACCGTCCTGACGCTGTTCGTCCTTTCGGTCACAGCAGGATATCAAGGGCGTGTATGGAGCTTGTGCAGGAAGCTGTGAGAACGCTCAGGCGGTCGGAAGTATCAGCCGAGTTTTACAGCTTCCCACAAAAATATATACTCGGTCTTTCGGATGATGCCGAGAAAATGGACAAATGGGGTGCAACAATGTCCTCACTGCTGACTATCACCAAAGATGATGACGGCGGCAATCCTACAGTCGGACAGTTTCAGCAGCAGTCCATGTCACCATACTCTGAACAGCTTAAATCTATAGCTTCTCTTTTTGCTGGAGAAACAGGGCTGACCCTTGATGACTTGGGCTTTGCAACGTCCAATCCTGCCAGCTGTGAAGCGATCAGAGCAGCGCACGAAAATCTTAGACTTACCGCACGCAAGGCGCAGAGGACGTTCGGTAGTGGTTTTCTAAACGTGGCGTATCTTGCCGCCTGCGTTCGTGATAACACGGCATATATGCGCTATGCTTTCAGTGACATCAAACCGCAGTGGCTTCCTATTTTCGAACCTGACTCTGCCGCACTCTCGGGTGTGGGCGATGCTATCTTGAAGATAAATCAGGCTGTTCCTGACTATCTGGGTGCAAAGGGCATCCGTCAGCTCACAGGCATAGAGGGCGAAAACAATGGCTGATATCGGTGCAGAATTGCTTAAAAAAATCCGTGCTGAGTTTCAAAGCAGGTGCAGAGCTGACAAGCATATACAATCTGTTTTGAAGAAAATAGAGGGCGGCACTGCAAAAATGGAAGAAGTCGCCCTGCTATCGAAACAGCTCGGATTTAGAGCCTCTCAGGCTATCGGTGCACACGTCAACGTAGCGGCCTTGCCTGGCGGCAAGATGTACTACAACATCGCCGATACCATACTCACGGGCGTGCTCAAGGACAACTACGATGTTATAAACTCCGCTGCCGCAGAATGCCAAAAGGCACTTGACAAAACAGCGGGCATAAACATCACACCTCAGCAGGCTGCCTTCCCTACCGAGCGTGTGCAGGCGGTAGTCAATGCGGCTTCTGCACCGGATATTGCAGAAGAAGTGATGATACGGCGAATGACAGCTCCGGCACAGAACATCACCGAGAGTTTTTACAACGATTATGTTCAAAAAAACGTGAAGCTTCGTTCTGATGCAGGACTGGACTGCTACATTATCCGCAACGATCATGGCGGCTGCTGTAAGTGGTGTTCAAAGCTTGCAGGCAAATATCACTATCCCGAAGATGTTCCAAAAGATGTTTACCGCAGGCATGATAACTGCGGCTGTACTGTTACATACCTCAACGGCAGAAAGGCACAAAACGTGTGGAGCAAGACCAAGTGGAACATCTCAGATGAAGAGCTTGAGCAGATGAAGAAAGCCGGTTCAAGACAGCCTGCGAGAATGGTTGACAATTCTGCGAAAAGTGGTATAATGGGAGTAGGAAGAAAGCTTGACCGGCGAGAACAAAATATAGGTGCTTTCTCTGAACTTCGTGTGCCAATGCAGAAAAGAGAAGTGTTGTCTTTATGTCGAAAATATTCTATTGATACTAATGGAATAACATTCAAAATACAACGTTCCGAAAAACTTTTGGCACTGCCGTTCTACGGTTCAACAGATTACAATAATATTGGAAGGATAGACCTCTTTCCTAGTGCTTTTTCTTCGGAAGAAGAATTGCTCAAAACTATCCTTCACGAAAAGTGTCACGTTATGCAGTTGAAAAAGTATGGTAAAAATTTTGCACAACAAAATTTAGATGTCATGGAAAAGCAGGCATACAGGTTTGAGAGCATATTCTATAACATGATCAAGAAGAGGTGATATTATGAAATGGCTTGACAATGTAACAAATATAGTACGATCACATAATGCAGGAAAATGCCCTTACTGTGGAAGCGAGAATACAGATTACAGATTGATAGAAATATCAAACGGTAATGGCTGCGGCGATATTTGGTGCAACGATTGTAAAAGTGCTTTTCATATATCACGAATGAAAGTAAGCAAAGAGATCATCAAAGATATTAAATTACCGAGTTCGCTTAATTACTAGAGATCCTACCGCTCCGCTACGGCGAGGCGGTATTTTTATACCCAAAATCAGAAAGGACGGATATTATGGCACTTGACCGGGATACAATATGGCAGCTGCGGAGAGCTAAGAGTGATATTGAGAACATCAGAACTGAAATCCAGAAGATAAAGGATAATGCTGATTATGTTGCGGCACTGATACGCTGCGAAAGGTCATTGAGTATAGTTTTATCCAATGCTGAAAAGGTCAAATCGACAAAGTAAATATCAAACTTAGCACCTTAACGGGTGCTTTTTTCGTACCTAAAAGGAGGTAATCCACTATTGAGGATAAGAGAGTCGGCAGGCAGAACCCCACCATATCGGTAGTGCTGCCCTATGAGCAGACCAAAGGCAATGAGGCTATCGCAATGTACAACAAGTCGGGACGCACCGCACAGGAATGGCAGGAGCTAATGCTTTATGACATCATGGCGGTGGACGATGAGGGATTGTGGAAACACATGAAGTTCGGCTGGTCGATACCAAGACGTAACGGCAAGTCAGAGCTGCTTATCATGCGTGCAATCTATGGTCTGCAAAATGGCGAGCGTGTTCTTTACACCGCCCACCGAACTACAACATCACATTCGGCATGGGAGAAGATCATCGACCTTATCACAAAAATGGGCTTTCTTGAAAAAGAGGACTTCAAGACTACAAAACAGTTTGGCCTTGAACGTATCGAGTGGCTAAAAGGCGACGGTCTCATCAATTTCCGAACACGTTCTTCAAAAGGTGGACTTGGTGAGGGTTATGACCTGCTCATCATTGACGAAGCGCAGGAATACACCACCGACCAAGAAACAGCCCTAAAATATATCGTCACAGATAGCCGAAATCCTCAGACATTGATGTGTGGAACACCTCCAACAATGGTGTCTGCCGGCACAGTTTTCACAAAGTACCGGCAGAAGACGATATCGGGAAAAGGCGGTGACGACGGCTGGGCTGAATGGTCTGTGCCAAAGATCGCAAACGCACATGACCCTGAACTGTGGTATGCCACTAACCCGTCTTTAGGCACTATCCTCACTGAACGTAAGCTACGCTCTGAGCTTGGCGACCCGAAAGACGACCAGGTTGATGATAATATCCAGCGTTTAGGTTTATGGCTGACCTACAATCAAAAGTCGGCTATAAGCAAAGGAGAGTGGCAGGCACTTTGTATCGCAGGCAAGCCCGATATCAGCAGAGAGTTGTTTTTCGGCATTAAGTATGCAAAGGTCACGGATAACGTATCTTTGGCTGTCGCTGCAAAAACAACCGACGGCAAGATATTTGTCGAGGCTATCGACTGCCGCCCTGTAAGAGAGGGGAACGGCTGGATAATCGCATACTTGCGCAATCCGCATATGCGTGAAACCGTCATTGACGGAGCGAACGGACAGTCTTTGCTTGCGGCAGATATGAAGAACGCAGGTATCAAGCGCAAACCTATCCTGCCGAAAGTCGCTGATGTGATCACTTCGTCAGCAGGCTTTGAGCGAGGGGTATTCGCACAGAATATTTGTCACGCAGATCAGCCGTCCCTTGAACAAGTCATTGCCAACTGTGAACACAGAGCGATAAGCTCAGGCGGTGGCTTTGGCTATACCTCAATTCTTGAAGGTGCTGACATATCACTGCTTGAGGCGGTGGTGCTTGCTCACTGGGCGTGTGCAAATTCATCAGATAAGAAGAAAGTACAAAAAATAAGCTGGTAACAGTTTATTATATATCACCTACACCACAGGGTAAAGTGGGGAAAGGAAACACTATGGCAGAATTTGAAGCTATAACAACACAGGAAGCCTTCGACAATGCGATAAAGGCAAGGCTCGACCGCAACACGGACACAGTCAAGAAACAGTTTGAGGGTTACATTTCCCCTGACGATTTCAAAACGAAGACAGCCGACCTTAACAGCAAGATCACCGACCTTACAGGCAAGCTTGCGGAAAAGGATACAGCTATCGCAGACCTCACGGCTAAGAACAAGGCATACGAGACCAGCTCGGTAAAAATGAGAATTGCCCACGAAAACGGTATCCCTTATGAGCTTGCAAACAAGCTTTCGGGAGACACAGAAGAAGATATCAAGAAGGACGCTGAAACATTTGCAAAGTTTATCGGCAAAAAGCAGACAGCCCCTCTTGGTCACGCAGAACACAATCACGCAGACGGCAAGAATGCGGCATATAAGTCGCTGCTTGCAGGTCTTATAAAGTAAAGAAAGGAAGTAATATTTATGGCAGATATTCTCTCAAAGGAAAATAAGTTTGACCCTGTTCTTGTAAAAGAACTTTTCGACAAGGTTAAGGGCAAGTCCTCACTGGCTGCGCTTTGCGACCGAACACCTATCGCATTTAACGGACAGAAAGAGTACATTTTCACAATGGACGATGAATGCGATCTTGTAGCTGAAAATGGCAAAAAGACAAGGGGAAGCGTTGCGCTTGCACCTGTGACTATCGTTCCTGTTAAGCTTGAATACGGCTCACGAATTTCAGACGAATTTCTCTATGCTTCTGAGGAAGCTCAGATAGACATTCTGAGAAATTTCTCTGACGGCTTTGCAAAGAAAGTGGCAAGAGCCCTTGACATCATGGCTTTTCATGGCGTTAATCCAAGAGCCAAGACGGCTTCTACGATTATAGGTACAAACCACTTCGACAACGGCGTAACTGTGATAAAGCAGGACGGCACGTCACCAAAGACGCCTGACGCTCTTATCGAGGAGGCTATCGCTGCGGTGCAGGACAACGAATATGATATCTCAGGCCTTACAATGGCGCCGTCATTCAGAGCCGACCTTGCAAAAATGGTGGATACAAGCGGCAGAAAGATATATCCTGAACTTGCGTGGGGCAATGCACCGTCACAGATGAACGGCATTCAGACCGTGACAAACAATACAGTTTCATTCAACTCCAGCAAAGATCTTGCAATTGTTGGCGACTTTGCAACGGCGTTCAAGTGGGGCTACTCAAAGGAAATTCCGCTTAAAGTCATCGAGTACGGCGATCCTGACAACAGTGGACAGGATCTTCAGGGATACAATCAGGTATACATCAGAGCGGAGACATATCTCGGTTGGGGCATTCTTGACAAGTCTGCATTCGCTGTCATTCAGTCAGCAGCTGAATAAGGGGGCGGCATAAATGGCGGCAGAGTACGCAACTATCGAGGACGTTATAAAACTTGGTCGAAAACTCACGGCTGAGGAGCAGGAAAAGGCGGCGGCTCTGCTGCCTGTCGCCTGCGCAAAACTTTCGACCGCCTGTAAGAAGTATGGCAAGGACCTTGACATTATGATAGCTGATGAGCCTGACGTAGAACTTGTGGCAAAAGATATCATAGTTCGTGCCACGCTGAGAGCTGTAGACACCATTGCGGACAGCTCTCCTGCGACTTCGCAGGCTTCACAATCGGCTATGGGCTACTCAGTATCAATGACATATCTCAACGCAGGACAGCAGCTGTATTTCCTCAGAAACGAGCTGAAAGAACTGGGCGTTATGCGGCAGAGATACGGAGCTATGGAGGTATATGATGTATGAGATTAAATATCAAAGGCATACCTGTTAAGCTTTCTGTAAGAACGCAGACAGGTATTGACGACTTCAACAGACCTACATATGAGGTATCTCAGGAAGTTGTCGAAAACGTGCTTGTGGGCGAGCCGTCCGCAGAGGACGTTGTAAACGAGCTTAACTTATCGGGCAAACGCATAGCTTACACTCTTGCGATACCAAAAGGAGATACACACATTTGGGAAGACACAGAGGTCGAGTTCTTCGGCAGAAAATTCCGCACCATAGGGCTTCCAACAGAGGGCATTGAAGAAAATTTGCCGCTCAGTTGGAACAAGAAAGTAAAGGTGGAACGCTATGAGTAAAGTTAAGATAGAACTTGACCATAACGCAGTTGCGGCGTTTCTCTGCTCTGCACCTGTTGAAAACATGGTAAAGGGCTATGCTGACAGAGCCGTTCAACGTCTTGGCACGGGGCATAAAGCGTATACTATCACATGGACAAGATACCCGAAAATGCGCCGTAAGGTCGCTATCGTCAAGGCTAAGACAAAGAAGGCTCAGCGTGCTAATCTTAGAAATAACACACTTTTAAAGGCGGTGCTTGGCAAGTGATAGAGAAGATAATTCTTGACTGGCTGGGGGCAAAGCTTGACGTTTCAGTTTATCTTGAAGAACCTAAAAACCCACCAAAAGAGTATGTGCTTATCGACAAGCTAGGCTCGGCAGAGAATGATTTTATCATCTCTGCCACCATAGCCGTTCAGAGCTACTCAGCGAGCCTATACGGGGCGGCAGAACTTAACGCAAAAGTTAAAAAGGCTATGTCTGAAAGCGTGTCAAAGGGCAATATATGTCGCTGTGCGTGCACGTCAGACTACAACTATACAGACACAGAAACGAAGAGATACCGCTATCAGGCGGTATTCGATGTAACCTACTACGAGGAGTGATAATACTATGGCAAACAATAAAGATAACGTATCAACAGGCAAGCCAAAGGTAGGCGGAGCGGTTTTCACAGCGGTCACAGGATCTACACTGCCGACGGATGCAACAACAGCACTTGACGCAGCGTTCAAAAGCCTGGGCTACTGCTCAGAGGACGGTGTAACAAACAGTTCTGGCATTTCTACTGAAAACATCAAAGCCTGGGGTGGAGATATCGTAGACACACCACAGACAGAAAAGACGGACACTTTCAAGGTCAAATTGATAGAATGTACCAATACAGATGTGCTGAAAACTGTCTACAATGGCAGCAACGTTTCGGGCGATCTTGACACGGGTCTGACCATCAAGGTAAACAGTGCCGAGCATGAAGATCAGGCGTTCGTATTTGATATGATACTGAAAAATAACGTACTGAAAAGAATGGTCGTTCCGTTCGGCAAGGTGACGGAGATATCTGACATCACCTATAAGGATAATGAGCCTATCGGCTATGAGCTGACTATCACAGCCACACCTGATGAAAACGGCAATACGCACTATGAGTACATGAAGAAAGGGGAATAACCTATGCTGACAGGAAAGACAGAAAGCGGTTTTGAATTTGAAATAGAGGAGAAGACCCTTGACGACTATGAGTTTATCGAAGCTGTCGGTAAGTGTGAACAGGGCGACCCCCTTGCATATGTCAAAGTGGTGGATGCCGCTTTGGGAAGCAAGAAAGAAAAAGCTTTCGAGAAGATAAGAGAAAAGTGCGGCTATGTATCGGCTAAAGAGATAACAAAGTTGATCGTGGAGATCTTCCAGACACCTAAGACAAAAAACTCCTAGTCCTTGCCGCTGTCATGGAGCGCTATCCTGATGAGCTTGATTGCGATATGGCGCAGTATTATCACATATACGACTTTAAGTCGCTACCTGCACGAAAGGTGGCGACTTTTCTTTGTGGTCTTGACAGTTCATCACGGGTCAAACGTAAGCTTAATGATGTTGGCGGTTCGTTTTCTGAAATACTGCTTGCACTGATATTTGACCGCCTGCAATGGATATGCTGGTCGCAGACAAAGGACGGACAAAGAGGCGTGAACGTACCGCAGTCAATAGCTGAAAAGCTTATAGGTAAAAGCGAGAGCGACAGTGAGATAACAGCGTTCCGAAGCGGCGAGGATTATGAGAAAGCAAGAAGAAAAATTTTAGGAAAGGAGGGCTAACATGGCAGAAGAAAACGGCACACAGCTAGGCAAGGCATATGTGCAGATAGTTCCGTCTATGCAAGGGCTTGCATCAGAGCTGAGAAGAGCGTTCGGGGATAGTATGCCCGATGGTCACAAGTTTGGAAGTTCTCTTGGCGGCAAGGTCGTTTCAGGTTTTGGAAGCACTATCAAAAAGGGCTTTGCACTTGCCGCAAAAGCTGGTATAGCAACTATATCGGCAGCAAGCGCAGGCATAGGCGCTATAGTCAAAAGCTCTGCGAGCGCATATGCGGACTATGAGCAGAACATAGGCGGCGTTGAAACGCTATTCAAGGATAACGCCGATACTATCGTAAAGTACGCCAGTGAGGCATACAAGACCGCAGGAATATCGGCTAATGACTATATGCAGAACGTCACAAGCTTTTCTGCGTCACTTCTGCAAGGCTTGGGCGGTGATACAGCTCAGGCGGCTAAGATAGCCAATGAAGCAATGGTGGATATGTCGGACAATGCCAATAAAATGGGTACTGACATATCTTCTATCCAGAACGCTTATCAGGGCTTTGCAAAGCAGAATTATACCATGCTTGATAACTTAAAGCTCGGCTATGGCGGCACACAGTCGGAAATGGCAAGGCTCATCAACGATTCAGGTGTGCTCGGAGATTCAATAAAAGTCAATGAAAAGACCGTCAACAGCGTGTCTTTTGACAAAATGATAGAGGCTATCCACAAGGTACAGACCGACCTTGACATCACCGGCACAACTTCAAAGGAAGCGGCAACAACAGTTTCCGGTTCTCTTGGTTCTGTGAAAGCAGCGTGGGCAAACCTTATGGCAGGAATGGGCGACAAAAACGCTGACCTGAAAAATCTTATCAAGGAAATGGTAAGTACAGTAAAAACCTTTGCAAAGAACATTCTGCCTGTCATAAAGCAGGCTCTTTCAGGGGTCACAACGCTCATAAGCGAGCTGGCTCCTGACATAGCGGCCGAGCTTCCACAGCTTGTGAGCGACCTGCTTCCGCAACTTATAGAAGCAGGCACACAGATATTTCAGGCGCTTGTGAAAGGCATTTCTGATAATATCGGCACGATAACGCAGGCGGCCATAACAGCCATTACAACTATCGCAACAGCTCTTATACAGAACACAGGTCCTCTTGTACAGTCGTTGGCAACTATCATAACCACTATTGCACAGGCTTTGCCGACGATTTTACCAGACCTTATCAATGCTATTGTTGAACAGATACCCACAGTTATACAGGCTGTTATAGATTGTATGCCTGCAATAATTGACGGCACGATACAGATAGTGACCGCTATTGCAGAAGCACTTGTGGATAACATAAATCTTATCATAGACGGCGCAGTGCAGATCATAGATGCACTTGCAATGTCGCTTTCAGATAGTGATACGGCGGCAAAGCTTGCTCAATCGGCACTTGAAATCATCGGCACGCTTACAATGGAGCTTTTGAAAAATCTCCCTGATATCCTTGCTGACGGCATACTTATAGCGGTCGAACTTATCAAGGGCATCGCACAAGGTATGGTGGACTACTTTGCACCTGTTTCAGGCGCTTTGTCTGATATGCTTATCGACCTTACAGACTGGTTTTCACGCAAGTGGAACGATTTTAAGGAGTGGGGTTCAGATATGATACAGGCGTTTATAGACGGCATAAAAGAGAAGTGGCAGAGCCTTAAAGATACTGTATGTGACGTAGCCTCAAGCGTTAAGGACTTTCTCGGCTTTTCCGAACCTGACAAGGGTCCTCTTTCAAACTTCCACACTTTTGCACCTGATATGATGGACCTGTTTGCAAAGGGCATAGCGGACAACGAGGACACTATCACCATGCAGTTCAACAGGTCACTGCAACCGCTTATGGATACGGATATCATACCGCCAAGCTTTTCGGCACTCCCCGAAAAGAGTGTGAATAATAGCGGTAACGATACCATGAACAAGATCATCGCCCTCCTAGAAACCTACTTCCCACAGCTTGCACAGCAAGGAAACATTTATCTTGACGGCGATAAGCTCACTTCAAAAGTGGACGGAAAACTAGGCGAGAGGGTCACAAGCAGTGAAAGGAGGCTTGCAAGTGTCTAATGAATATATAGAGTTTGGCGGCAGAAAGTCCACCGATTTCTATTTGGTTATCCAAAAGGACGGCGTTCAGATATCTCAGCCGGAGGAAAACAGAATAGAAGCCACCCTGCCGTTTATGAACGGCTTTTATGACTTTTCCAAAATGGCAGGCGAAAGGACGTACAAACAGCGTGATATCACGATAAAATTCAGCCTTTCTGCAAAAGATGAAAACGAACTTTACCGCAGAAAATGTGATGTTGTCCGCTGGCTCAGCGGAGCAAAGGACGAGTTGAGGATAAGCTTTCTGACGGACTATCACTTTGTGGGGGCGACAGCGGTGTTTGATACCTCTGCATTTGAGTTCACTTCACGGCGCACCGCTGATCTGACAGTGAACTTCAAAACGTATCCTTTTCTGCGTTCTGATGATTATTCAGATATCGGCTTTGACGACTTCAACTTTGAGACCGACTGTCTGAACTTGACGGATATATCGCTGACAGCGGTCGAGCAGACACGATACGCCCCTCCTGCAACCTTGAAAGTCTACTCATATGCTGATAGACCCATACGCCCACGCCTTTCTTATAAGCGCTCAGAGGACGATACAAAGGGTGTGGGCTTCACCTATTTTGCACTCAACGACCAAGAGATAAGTGCAAGTGTATACCGCAACACGGAGAAAGAATTCGACCTTGACGAGCTGACTTTACAGCCTGGTGTGAATACTCTTGCGGCGTATGGCTTCGGTACGCTGACACTCAAGCTTTATGAGGAGGTACTGTAAATGTTTGTAGTTACTATCACAAACGGAGCTGAAAACACTATCATACACAACGACGGCACAGACCGTATATCAGGCGGCAAGGTAGCAAAGTCTATCAACGCTGTGGATAGTTTCAGTTTTACCATATATCCGAACAATGCAGGGTATGACCTCTTGAAGCCACTGACAACATCGGTCAAGGTCTATGATGAAAGCACTGACAAGGACATTTTTATAGGCAGGGTCTTGAAGTGTCCTGACAGCATGGACGAGAGAGGTCTGATATGCCGTAAAGTCACCTGTGAGGGGCGTTTAGGCTGGCTATATGACAGTGTTCAGCCATATGTTGAATACAAAATGGTAGGTATATCAACAGTGCTTTCTTCATTTCTCTCCAAACACAATGCACAGGTGGGTGCAGATAAGCGTATAGAGCTGGGACAGGTCACTGTTACGGCAAGCAACAACTACACATATACTGCAAATTGGGACAAGACAATGAACGTCATTGCCGACAAGCTTATAGGAAAATTCGGTGGTGAGATACAGCTTCGTGATAAAGGCGGCAAGGTATATCTTGACTATTTGGAGAACATAGGACACGGCACTGACACTACCATAGAACTTGCGGTCAACCTTAAAATCATATCACGAGAAGTCGATGAAACGGCGGTCATAACACGTCTTTACCCTCTCGGTGCAAAACTGACCGACAGCGAAAAGCGGTTGACCATCGGCGCTGTGAATGGTGGCAAGGATTACATAGAGGACAGCTCACTTATCGCAAAATACGGCGTTATAAGCGGTCCGCAGATATGGGACGATATTACCCTTGCGAGCAATCTTCTCAGCAAGGGTAAGGAGTATCTTAAATCTGTTAATCGTGCGAAAGTGCAGTATCAAATAACAGCGCTTGACCTCTCGAGAATAGACAGGCACATTGAACAGTTTGAACTCGGCTGTTGGTACAGAGTAAAAAATAGCCTTATGGGTATAGACGAGGATTTGCGCATTGTGGGTATATCCATAGACCTTGACAATCCGCAGGCTTCACAGCTAACCTTCGGTGACCAATTTGAAACGCTTTCGGGCTTTATGACAGCAAAAACTCAGAGCCTGCAGTCTGCTATAGATAACTCAGAGTTTAGGAACAGACAGGTCATAGACAGCAAGATAGAGAATGCAACTAAGCTTATCACAGGTGCAGAGGGCGGTCACGTTATACTCGACCCGTCTGAGAAGCCTCAGCGTATTCTGATTATGGACACGGCTGACATTAATACTTGCAAGGCTTGTATCCAGCTGAACAAAAACGGGTTAGGCTTTTGGAAGTCCTCAGACGGTGGGTCGGCTAAAACTGGGCCATACACAAACGCATGGACCATTGATGGAAACCTTGTTGCAAGCTTTATCACGGCGCTGACCTTAACAGGTTTGAAGATAAATAACGGCTCAGGTACCTTTTCGGTATCTGAGGACGGAACAGTTGTTGCCAATAGGCTGTCGTCAAAATCAGCAGATATAACAGGCGGAACTATCAATCTACAGACATCTAGTGAAACTACCAGTGCCATTCAGCTGTCACATAACGAATGGACAGTTAGAATTAGTCCATTGGAAATACGCATTGACAACGCAAGCATAAGTGGTCACGTTGTCATACAGGCAGGTGCGGTATTCGGATATAATGGCGAAAGACAGACGTTTACGCTAAGTACGGAAGACGGAAGTTTAACTCTTTGTGATGAGAACAGCAAGCCTGCTATATTTTGTCTTGGAAAAACAGGCGAAATTTACTGCAAGAGCATTTCGACAGAAAATCACACACTTGATTAAAAAAAAAGGGGGCAATTTTATGGCAAACATAGACCTTTCACAATTTATAGAAACTGTATCAACAGCATTTGAAGGCAGACAGGTAAGGCAGGCGTTGGTTGACGCACTGACGGCAACAGAGCAAGCAGTAAATGATTTAAACCAGAACAAGGTCAAAAGCGGTACAATTGAATACACGCTGAAAAAGGCGGCGTCAAGCGTACAAATACCGCTAAATTTGGATTTCACGCCAAAGCAGATATGTGTGTCGCTGAGGGATATCGGCACACCTAGCCCATTTCAGAACTACTGCACCCATGTGCAGGTGTACAAGGGTGCATATTTTGCAGTGATCTGCATGGGTCCTAGCAATGGCGCAACCACTGTCAATGTGCCTGCAGGAACGTACAGCATTGACTACATAGCAATCGTATAGGGGGGTGCAGAAATGGTAATCAGACTAGACGAAAATTACAACGCAATGACATCAACAGCCCTACTGGGCTATGTTGGTGAAACTAATGCTAGACCTGTATCGGTCGAGGGCATGGAGATAGACGGTGCAGACCGCTATGTGCTGACTATCGACTACGGCGATGGTGTTCAGTATGAGGTCGATATCACAGGCGGACAGTGGACACCAACGGCAGATATACTGCGGTCAGCGCAGACAGTCAGCTGTCAGATATGTGCAAAAAAACTGTCAGGGCAGGAATATATTCTAGTGAAGAAATCACGCATTTTCCGCCTGAGAATAGGTGCGGCTATAGGCGATGTTGCCGTGCCGTCACCTGATGTGGCTATGGACGCACTGGACCGCATAGACGCCATAGGCAGGCAGGCGCACGCAGATATGCAGACAGCTGTCACCGCCGCAGAAACAGCGAAAACAGCGACAGAGAATGCAGAGAAATCTGCCACAAACGCAGGATTGTCAGCCGACACGGCAACGCAGGCGGCAAGCCGAGCTGAAACCGCAAAGACATCTGCTGAAACGTCCGCAACGCAGGCAGACACTGCCATGCAGGGCGCAGAAACCGCACGTCAGCAGGCGGTCATTGCACAGAACGCTGCAAAGATATCAGCAGCCCAGGCGTCAGCGTCGGCACAGCAGACCGAAGCCGACAAGACCATAACGGCAGGATACGCTAAAACCGCAAAGACCTGCGCTGACAGCACTATGGCAGACAGACAAGCGGTGCAGGATATGGCAACGCAGGTCACAGCTGACAAGGCTACAGTGGCAGACCATGCCGCTAAGGTCGCTACAGACCGCAAAGCCGCTGAAACCGCTGCACAGACAGCACAATCCATAGCGGATAGTCTGCCTGAGGACTACACTACGGCAGTTGCAAAGATAACTGAAAACACGGCTGAGATTTCTGCGGTGAAGCTGACGGACAAGGAACTGCAACGTAGGGTAAATGCGTTGTATGACATGGGCAACGGTGTGACACATCAGTTTGAAACTGATACAGATACGGCGTATCAGAAAACTGTGCCTACAGGGGCGAAGCTGATGTCGGTGAAAAATATCGGTGGTAGGTCTATCGTATGGAATCAGGTATTTGAGACGTATTCTGGCACCAACAACGGAGTAACAGTGACAACTGAGACGGACGGAACAATTACCCTAAATGGAACTGCTGAATCATCGTACATCTATTTCAAATCCCTTAGTTCAGCCCAAAACAAAATTGGAAAATACATTTTAAAACTGCTGATTCTGAACAATCCCGACAGTGTAACAATGCGTTATGCCTATTTTAACAGAACCATTTCAACACCAACGGCTACTAAGGGTACTGCGGCTGCCCTAGTGAACCAGACTGCAAAAGATATAGAATTGCAAAAAGTAGCTGGACTTTCAGGGTTTACAACAGGCACAGTTTTCAATGATGTCAAAATTAAAATTCAGATTTTCGACCTCACCGTCATGTTCGGTGCAGGGAACGAACCTAGCACAGTGGAAAAATTTGAAAAAATGTTCCCTAATGATTATTACCCATATAATGCAGGTGAGATTGTCAGCGCTGGGGTGACAGAGGTCGCTGTGGGTGATACCGTCCACAAAATCCCTGAAGCTATCCGCAATCTGCCTGGCTACGGTTGGTCGGCAGGAACGGCACGAAACTATGTGGACTATGAGAATAAAAAATATGTTCAGTGCGTGAACAGCGTTGATTTGGGGACAATGATATGGAAAAATGGTACAAGTGTGTCATTTGAAACACGTCAGTTATCCGGGCAGAAATTGACAAAAAGTTATAGCATTGCACCAAATTTCATGTGTTTAAAATATTCGACAAAAACGCAAGATGGATTGTGGGGCAAACCCAATGTAACAGGCATAACGGCTGATGGAAAAGTTGATGGATATGTATATGTCAACGATGCGTCCTACACCGATGCCACAACGTTCAAACAGGCTATGCAGGGTGTTATCCTATACTACGAACTAGAAAAACCAATCGTCACAGACATTTCAACCATGATACCAGATGATTTTCTGCGAAATATCGAGGTCGAGGCAGGGGGTTCAGTGACATTCAAAAACAGCAATGACAGTTATCGCATACCTGTTCCGAACGAAGAAGAGTATATCGTGAAACTATCAGAAGTGGGAGGTACAACATGACAAATCTACAGCAGAAAATGGCTGACAAACTGGGGCTATCTACCGAAGATTTTGAAAAACCTACAGTGACCGAGCAAGACAAAATAATGGCACAAGTGCTATACACAGCTGCTATGACAGGCACGCTGATAGGTGAGGAGGGCGAGTGATGTATTACAGCATTATTAAACGTTTCTATGATCTGGGCGTGTATTCGCTGGCAAAGGTCAAAGATTTTGTCAAGGCAGGCGTTATTAGTCCGGAGCAGTTCAAAGAAATAACAAAGGAGGTATACCATGAAACAGAAGTTATCAAAG